AAGATATGTTCACGGAAAACTAGGGTAAAACGGGGAGGGCAACCGCCCTCCCCTTTTCCTATTTCTTAAAATCAGGAGTTTTATGAAAAAGAATTTATTGATTATAGACCTTTCTGTAGTAGCCCATGAGGCATGGTCCACTGTGGAAAAATCCACACCTTCCTACGAGCAAAAGGTTTATCGCGCAGCACTTTTCAAGCGTATCTATGGCTACATTCTGTCTATTGCGCCAACACAGACCATCATTGCGATGGATAGCCGGGGAGGCTACTGGCGGCACATGCAGTTCGAGCAGGAGTACCGGAAGAAGCTGGAATGGTGTGTGGATGAATCCGGTCTGTTCTGGGTCCGCTATGGCGGAAACTCATTCCGAATTGACCCTGTTGGCCTGGAGGAATACATCAAGGTCAAGGCAAAAAAAGATGATCCAGTTCCCACAGAGGGCTGGTACCCTTTTGTTGATTTCAAGCCATGGTTAGATGCCTGGTTTACAGCGGATGAACAGAAACCGTACCTTGAAATGATGAAAGAGGGTTTCCCCCGTTACAAGGGTCATCGCCGCCACAAGGCATGGAACATGGCCACCCCGCTAACGCGATGGCATGAATACACGGACGAGTTGGCCATGGATATGGCGCAGACACTGGGTATCCGTGCTGTGCGCTGCGCTCTGGCGGAAGCGGATGACATCGCTGGCTGGTGCTCGCGGAAACTCGGGAGTAACTGGGTTCTAACCCTCCTTACCACAGATTCCGACTGGGACCAGTTGCAATCTAACGGAAATGTTATCCGCTTCGATCCTCTCAAGCAGGAATATGTGGAGGCAGATGACCCGCTGACAGCTCTCCATATCAAGATCCTGTCAGGGGACAGCGGGGATGGCATACCGTCCTGCAAATATCCCAACGGGAAGAGTATCGGCAAAGTGGAAGCCAAGAAAATCCTTTCCAGTTGCCAGCAGGATTTCAATAAGGTGATCGAGAAAGCGAAGGAAGAGGGATGGGGCGATGCCCTGGACTTCAATATCAAGATGATTGACCTGAAGAGCACACCACAGGCTATCCAGGACGGCATCTCCTCTGCAATGAAGATACCCCTGCCGAAGCCTCTCGGGAACATCTACGAATACGGAATAGCCAAAGACGAACTCATGGCGCTCAAGATGAGCACACAAGTCAAAGCCTGGAGCAAGGCCGTTGAGGCATAGCTTCGAGCCATACCAGGAGGCGGGGCTCCAGTACCTACTTGGGAGATACCAAGACGGGTACGAAGGTGCCCTCCTCCTTATGCAGATGCGGCTAGGTAAATCCTCAGTCGCTCTGCGTTTTATTCGTACAATTCAGGAACAGGGACTGCCCTGCCGCACTTTGATCCTAGCACCACTGAAGGCAATACCAGACTGGATGGAGGAGTTCAGGACGGAGTTTGAGACCGAGGAATACCCGGCGCTGCTTATTGGCACACCGACAAAGAAAAAGAAAACACTTGCAAACAAACCACCCCTGCTCATTTCCCCCTACAAGTCTGCAAAGATTTACGACCTGTTGCGCACGGAGCACTGGGATTTCGTCATCCTAGATGAACTGTATCTACTTGCTCGCGCAAGCTCTATGCGCACCGATTATTTCATAACAAACCATCTCCCACACCCCGCTATGACAGTGGGCCTCACCGGAAGCATACGCGGGGAGAGGGACACCGATGTGATACCACAGGCAATAGCGACCTGTGGTAGCTTTGGCGGATACACGAAGGTTTGGCAGTACCTGGAGGAGAGAACAACACTATCCCTCTATGGAAAGCCGATCCTGAACCCAGGCGAAAAAGAGAACATCGACGCATGGCTGGTGGAGAATGCCTACATAATGACCAGAAAAGAGGCCCAGGTGGGTGGTGGTAAAGAGTACGGAAAACTGTGGTGTGAGATGCCTTCGGAGCTGCGCACATTGTACAACGAAGAACTCCAGGGCAAAGGCATGGAGAGGTTCAACAAACTCTGGACACTTTGCTCTGGCATGCTCCCAGGCAACACAGAGAAGCTGTGGTATTACCACAAGGCAGAGAGACTGCTGGAGTTCCTTACGGAAGAATACCCGGAAGGACTGGTTGTTGTTTTTGGGAGGTTCGTGGCGGAGCTACGGGACACCTGCTTGTTCCTGCGTAATAACGGAATTACTGCGGAATATCTGTACGGGGAGTCCTCTACAGAGAAGCAAATACGGGTACGGTCGGCTTTCGCCCGTGGCGATGTCCGGGTGATGTTCTTGCAGGAAGATGCGTACAAAATGGGAATAAACGCCTCGGCAGCGGATGTTTTCATCTATATGACTAACTCAACCTCCGGTGATTCCCGTATCCAAAGTGAGGACCGTGGAGTTCATAGATCAAAATTGCATAATGTGTATATTTTAGATTTAGTGTGCAGGCACGGACTCGATTCCCTGTGGGCAGATGCCGTGAGGGAAAAAGATGCTGACTCCCAGGAACTTATGTCCAGATGCTTGCAGAAAACCAAGGCGGTGGATAAATGGGAGAATTAGTTGAAATGCCGGAAGGTGCCGGCGGATTTGAGATCATAGAGATACCCAAGCCGACAGGGCAGTACCCCCGTCGCGTATTGATGGATGCCAGGCAGGTGTTCAACCAGGATGGCCCCTACATTGCAGCCAAGATGATGAAGCTGTTTAGAGAAAGGCTAGACAACGAAGACCCTGAGATTGCAATGGAGGCCATCGAGAAGTTTGCACCATGGAGAAAACACTTCTTCAAAGAACAACCACAGGAGACACTAAATGTCCAGGCAAAGCTCGGAGAAGTTTCGGGGAACGCACTCTCAGACATCAACGCGAGGCTCGAAGCTCTCCGTGGACTTTCTGGTGCGGGTTCCAATCAGTTGCCAAACGGCAGCTCGGGTGCTCGGATTGCCGTTGCGCAAAATCCACGACTTGATCCGGCGAGGGAGGTTCGGGTCAGCCCTGCACCTGAGCGAACCGGACATATACCTCCTGGCCCCCGAGTCAATCCTACCGCTGGCTCAGGAATTAGATCGACAGCAACACATACCCCGATGGGTAATATCCGAGGTAGAGAGGTGGGCCAATGAGCAAGGATTCGGTAAGCCTCGCAGAGTTCATTGGAAATCTAAGTCTCCTGGAGTATGTGGCGCTGTTCGGGAGTCGGGAGAACCCGGAGACGCGCCAGCGTGTTCCTTTCAACCCATGGGAAGGCCAGTGTGGATTGATGAACTGGTCAGAGGGTCGAAGAGAGTGCTGGTATCCAAAAGCTCGCCAGCTTGGAATATCAGAAATAGCAGCAGAGAAAGCGGCAAAATCTGCCCTGGAATTGCCGGGGAGTCAGACGGTGGTGATCTCGAAAAACGAGCCAGACGCTATCTATTTCCTCGCAGAAAGAGCAGTTCCAAAGCTACAGTATCTCCCGCAAATCGAGGGAATAGTATGGCCGCAGATCGAAGACCAGACCCAGAAGCGGTTAGTGCTCTCGAATGGATCAGTAACCAGCTCGCTGCCAGCGGCAAACGGCTCGGGAGCATCCCGGACGCTTAATGGGTGGATCGTGGATGAGGCCGGGGGCATTGACTCCACTCCTAATGCAAAATTTGCAATCCTATATCGCAACCTGAAACCCACAATCGAAAAGGCCAAGAGCACAGGCTGGGGCTGGGTTATCGGGACATCCGAGCCCGGATCTTTCTTCAATGAAATGTTGGACAGACAATACAGCGGGAAGGCACCGGCAAAGTATTATTTCTTGAGCTGGAGAACCGACCCGAATCGCGATGAAGCCTGGAGGGACGCACAGCTCCAAGATTATGAAACCGAGGCGGACTTCCGCAATCAGTACCCCGAGACCATGGAAGAGTTCTTTGCCTCACGCGAAGGTGCCGTGTTCCCCTCATTCGACTACCGCGATGGTGGCCGGCATGTGCGGGAGTTTGAGCCGAATTGGAACTTTGAATACATCTGCGGCTACGACCACGGATTCAACTGCCTTGCAGCCTTCCTGCACTGCCTGTATAACAGGGACACGGATGTGTTGTATGTATTCGATGAGCAAACCTGGAAGTCCGTGGAAGCCATAGATATTGCAGAAGAAGTCCGTGTCAAGCTGGCGGATATGCCAAAGCAACCATCTAAAAAACTTGCAGACACGAGCATCTGGAACAGAGACGGACGGACCCCCGTTTCCGAGATGTTTGCCCAGCGCGGTTTGCGCTTCGACCCGGCATGGAAAACACAAGAAGAGACCAGCCGTGGCATGCTCTCCGAGAGATTCACCAAGGATAAGATACTCATTCACCCACGCTGTAGGGTTACCATTAAGCAACTAAGAAGCTATATCTGGAAGACCACAGGACTGGGGGATAAACCCGCCAACGGGAACAACGATACCATAGATGTGCTCCGATATATCTGCGCCCACATACGGAAAAAGGAGCCAACCCTGGCTCAAGCCGTTGTCCAAAAGGCCAGAGGGTACGGTAGAAACATCCCAGACATGGTTGAGAGGCAGATATACAACCGCAAAATACCGTCAAGCTGGCAGGCAATGTGAATATAGTGTTCTTGCATTGTTAATAAAAAGTGATTATATTGGGTATATCCAACCTATAGGAGGTTAATATGTCCAATGGTCTGTATCCCGCGCTCGACGCAAAAGACCTTCCCGCTTCCGCTTTACATGTTGCCCCCGGTGTGACCGGTGTGGTAACCCTGGTGAACGGAGCCATCTCAGCAGGTGCCACTTCTGCGGCTTTCAACAATGTCGGATACATTAAACAAAATGTCATCATCAACGGCGTGAAGACTGCTTGCGGAATTCCCATGGTTTTGCTGGACGAAACCTGATAAAATAGCCACACTCGGGAGAATCCGTGAATTTCACACGAGAAGTCGGAGAGACTGACAGCACCTACGGCGCTAGGATAACCTCTGCGTTTAACAACGAGGTACGCACCCAGAGCCGACTTAAGGAGCGCGAGAAGGAAAACTGGCGGCTCTACATGGGACTTTACGGATGGCAATGGGACGATGAGGCAGCACGATTCTTGCGTGAAGAGGGTAGGCCAGCTTCTACCTTCAACTTCATTCAAGGTGCCGTGGATACCCATGTCGGCCTATTGAAGCGCAACCCTCTCGGAACCCGTTTTACGCCGAAGTCTGACCGCAAAGAGGCTGTGAATATTGCACAGGAGCTTTTCGACTACGACTATGACCGAGGCAAATGGGGATTCGAGGAGGCTATGTTCCTGCTTGGCGGTGTGATCTTCAGGGGAATAGCCCAGCATATCCCTGATTATCGCCACAGTCCCTACGGAAACCCCGGCTGGCGCGTCATTGACCCGCTTTCCGTATGGCTAGATCAATCCTGGTTGTCCTACGACACACGGGAATGCCGGTATCTGTTCCGTTCTGTGTTCAAGACACCAGACGAGCTTGCACAGATTATGCCAAGAAAAAACCAGGAGATCATGGAAGCTGTGCGCATGCACCGCCTAGACCAGCCGGCATCCTATGAACTCCGCAGCACAATGCAGGGTGACTATGAAAATTATGCACAAGATGGCCGCTATCGGGTTGTTGAGCTTCATTATCTACAGGCTCGCCCGAGCCGTAAGATTTACGACAAAGAACAAGGAAAAGAGGTAACATTCTCTTCCACGGAGATGGAAGACATGGCCCTGATCGCCGGGAAAGGCCGGTATCATTGCCTGGAGTATATGCGAAACATCTCCAGGGTGGTCACAGTTGTTCCGGGGCTCGGGTACTTTATCCTCAACGACATGGAATATCCCATACAGGCCAACAGGCTCCCCTTTGACATCTGGTCCGCAAAGACCGTCATGGGTGAACCTCTTGCCCTGGTTGACCTGCTCAAAGACTTCCAGCAGAACTATAACAAACGCGAATCCTCACTCACCCTGTACTTTGCCACAATGGCAAACGGAACAAAGCTGGGCGATGTTAGTTTCTTCCCCGACGAATCCCAAAGGGCGGCTGTGGAGAAGAATTACAACAAGCCTGGATTCCTGTGGATGGACTCCCAGGGCCGCGACGGCCGAATGGCAGTACAGGCTTTCCCCAATGGGGAATTCCCGCAGGGTTTGGTGAATGAAACAAGCCGGTTGTTGA